GACAAGGGGAGTTGCCAAAAAAAGGTAGCTCCCCTTTTTTGAGAAAAAATACAGGTTGTCGCGTCACATAATAAGTTGGGGGTACTCCACGTACTAGACCGAAAATTTAATTTTTCAATTTCTACCTTATCTATTGTTTATTCTTATTTACCCCCCCCCTTTATTATAAAACTTGGTAATTTACAAAGGTCTGCTTATATAGGTTGGATTAAAAAAAATCGGGGGGCTATTTTGACTTTGAGGATTCTACCCATTGGATAAAGTCCCCTATGTCCTTTAGGTCTTTATATTCTATCTCATATCTTCCTTGATCATAGACAAAGTTGTTTGTTTTAGTGCCAGCTGGTTTTAGTTCAGCAATATTAAGGAATCTTTTCTTAGATATTATGCCAGCTATCCAAACTAGGCTAAAATCATTCATGACTCTACTGAATATGTAATAGTCTGTGGCGCGATTTACCTGTTCTTCATATAATGTGGCGCTATAATAACTTTGGGGCTTTGAATTGCAGCCCTGAGCCTTGGAATCAATCGTATTGTCCTGAAATGTAAAATCTACTTCCCAACTATCTGAATATTCTAAAGGATATGCAGATTTTATGGCAGATTCTGCAAGGTAGCCAGTCATTCTTTGACGTTCATTGGTTCTATGGGTTCCATGATTGCCGAATTTATCAAAAAATTCTTTATTTCTTTCTTTTGCTTCTTTTAATATTTTTTCTGTTACTTTAATTTCTATCATAGTCTGAAGTTTGGCAATAATGTTTAATAATTGAATATTTTCTGTTTTTCTTTATAATATTATTAATGGATGGATACATTTCTTATCTTCTTGATAAATACTCTACAATTTCTGACGAAATAATTATTGAATGTCAAAATGAGATAACTGCAGAAGAAGTTTCTAACTTTTTGAGTATAGCACGAGAAGAAACAAAAGTCAAGGGTAAGAGGGAGGATATTTTTAATAAAGTAGTTCCAATTGAAAGATATGGTGAATATCATGCCTATCAAATGGAAAATTTGCTACCTATTATTATCAAGCCCGAAAAGGATGATAAATACTTTGCGGCGATCTTAGATTTAGAGGGAAGTTTCAAATGGAACAAAAAAGATGATAAAATGTATCCTATCGCTGCATTTCGTAAAAAAAATATATTAGAAGACCTGTGCAGCTTTTTAAAGAAAAATTATAAGGACGGGATTAACATTCAAGGTAAAGAATTGCTTTTTGTATTAGATCGTCTTAAAGATAGTCTTGTTGTGAGGAAGAAAGAAGCAGAACTAATGGTTGACTGTCTCATGGAGCCAGATAATCCATACTATGCAGAGGCACTCGAAAAATACACGAAAAGTAAAAAGAAGTAATAAATTAAATTAATAAGAAGGATATAACTGTAATAATAAGTATGGCAAAAAAAAGCGCTGTTAAAAAACCTCAGGAGCTAAAAGAAGCTTCATTTGATTTTAGTAAATATCATTTTGATATAGATCAAAAATTTAAATTAACTAAAAAACAATTAAAAATTTTAAAAACATGTCAGAACCCAGATACAAGAATGATTATTTTGGATGGACCAGCAGGAGTGTCAAAAACTTATGTTGCAATGCTGATTGCTTTAGAGAAACTAAGAGATAAAAAAGTTAATGGTATAACTGCTTTAAGATCTTCTGTAATTTCAGCTGATTCTGAGATAGGATTCTTGGCTGGCACCATTGATGACAAAATGAAGTACTTTGCTAACCCGTTTGGTCAAAAATTAAAAGAATTGCTTAAAAACTCAGATGTAGAAGTTATTTCCAAAAAACTTTTGGATGTTTTACCAGTTTCGTTTTTACGAAGCTATTCTTTTACTAATGAATGTTTAATTCTTAGTGAGTCGCAGAACGTGATGAACGAATCACTCTTTTTGTGCGCTTCTAGGGCCGGTGAAGGATGTTTCGTGATTATGGAGGGTGATAGCCAGCATCAGAACGATCTTGGCAAAAAAAGCGGTTTTAAGAGATTCTGTGAAGTGTTCGATGATAAAGAATCTAGAGATAATGGAATTCATTATTTTAAATTTGGAGTTGAAGATATTGTTAGAAGCGAATTTGTAAAATATTTGATTACCAAGAGGATTAAAGAGAATATATAATTTTCTTTGATTTTTATAAAGAAAGTAATCAAATATATAGAAATATAATATTTTTTTATAATACTTTTTCATTATTATCTTATTTAGTGTAATAATAAAGACTTTTAGTTGAAATTATTAATAAATTCTATATTATACTTTCTATAAGGCTTCGTAAACAAAAACCCTTTAAAAAAAATAAATTATGAAATATTGCATGGAATGTGGAAGTAAAGTTGAATCTTCAGGAGGTAGAATGCCTAAGTTTTGCATGGATTGTGGAGAGTCTTTGGATGGAGAGTCGAAATCTACTAATAGTGAAGCAAAAAATATTACCGCATCTAGTTCTGTTAAGCCAGATGATATTTTTCAAATTGAAGGTTCTGGTCAAGACCCAGAATCTTCTGTGTTTACCTTCGAGAAGGTATTGGGATCCAAAGAACACAAAACCAGTTTAAATAGACCTAAAGGTTCTAAAGATATAAAAGACTTAAAAAGTCGGCTAAGAAATAGAGACTCTATAGACGCCAACCAATAATGTCCATATCTTTTGAACAACTTGAGCCAATTATCGATCTGATATTGGAGAAAAATCGTTCTAGGTGGAAACTTGGTGCGGTTAAGCATTTTGACTTTGATGACCTGAAACAAGAGGTTAAAGTCCATGTTTATAATAAGCTTCATATGTGGAATAGGAAAAGGCCTTTCGAGCCTTGGGTGAGTCAGGTGATTCATAATCAAATACAAAATAAGAAAAGAAATTTATGGAGAAATCATGAAAAGCCGTGTTCTGGATGTTACTTTAATAAAGGGATGGGGAATTGTTCCTTTACTAATTCTGGCGACCAATGTTCTGAATGTCCAGAATTCTCTCACTGGGAAAAGAAGAAGAAAAACGCTTATGAGCTAAAGACAGCTATTTCCGTAGAAAATGAGGGTGGCGAAATACCCTATGGTTCTCCAATAGAAATAGATCATGAAGAATTTTTAAAAAGATTAGATTTTATTTTAAAGAGCGACTTACAAAAAGATCATCTTGATTTAGTAACTTACAATATATTTAGATTAACTTGGATTGAAAAATTATCTGACAAAGAAATCGCCAAAAAAATGGGCTACAAAACTAATGAAGAAAATAGAGGAGCAGGCTATAGAAGTTTGGCCAGCCACAGAAAGATCGTTCATAATAGGGCAAAAGAAATATTAGAAAAAGAAGATTATAATTTTATTTAATTGATTATTAAATATTTACGAAATCTTTAGTAATAAATATGAAAAACAAAAATCCAGTCGAATTAACAGATAATCAGAAAGAATGGATAATTAAGAATGGCGAATCTCTTGATTGGGGTATTAACGAAATTACAAAGAGTGTTTTCGGAGACAATACCAAAGATGGAAGGTCATTTGAGGGTAAAGCTGTAAGTAATTTTATTTTAGATCATGTTGGTGCCAAACCAAAAGTTAGAACAGTTAATTCCGATGATTATCAGGCTTTTGAGCTAGAGCAACATCAGATAGATTTTTTACTTTCAAACGCCAAAGATTTAACTACCTACGAAATTGCTTTAAACCTATTTCCAGAATTCAAAGATAAAAGCTATAAAGAGGTTGCTTTTACAAAGGAGGTAAAAAGTATACAAAGATACATTGATAACAATTTGGGAAACGAGTATTTTATTTCCAAAAACAAACCTCTGCATGGGCAAGGTGGATTTAAGCCGCCAAAAAATATCGAGCGTTGCGTTCCATTAATATCTCAATATACTGGACTTGACATTAAGTTTAGCAAGTTAAAAGACGACGAAAAAAAGTCTATTGAGAAATTATGTAAAAATCTGAGGAGAACTTCTTTGGGTAAGACGGTAGAACAATTTAGATCTAATAACGAAAAAGAATTATTTTTAGAAAGTTTTATTTCTGATACTTGGGACAAAAGTAATCTAACTCCTGGTGAAGTTTCTCAATATGTTGACTTATCTGGTGAGCGAGTAAATTTATACCAGATCAAAAAATATCAACAAGATCTGCAGGAGCAGTTGGACGATGATATGCACAGTGAAGATGGAAAACTAAGATATACACTTATTGATGCTATTGATAAGCAGATCCAGAATCGAGACAAATGCATGAACCGTATTCAGAAGCTACAAGACAGCTTGGAAGGATCAAGAACCAAAAGGCTGGAAAAAGAAGGGGGAGACCAAGTTAGTATTCTCAGTCTTTGTGAAGATCTGGCTAAAGAAAAGAAACGCATACGATTAACTAAGATGCTCGAAAAAGAGCGTGATAAAGTCGTGAAAGTCGTAAACGAAATTGAAGATATGACAGACTATACAGCAAGACTGTATGGAGCAAGCAGAGGAGAGCTTTTAAATTGAGATATTCAGAATTTAAAACCGAAAAAGAGTTTAAAAAATTTTTAAGAGATAACAAGATTTTGATTAAGGATTATTTCGAGAAATTCGAGCCTCGCTATGATCTACTTACCAATACCAAACTAGAATTTAAAGATCGAAAGACTTATTTTAATATTGACTTTTCTGACAAAAGACATATGGCCAAGTGGTTAGGTGATCAGTACAAAGACGTGCAAAGAGATTATATCTTAAAAAAGCTAAAGGTAAAATCCAAGGAAAAGGAATGGAAATTTGCACCCTCACAAGTAGAATGTCGATCAATTAAAGAGATACCATCGCTAAACGTTATTAATTACTGCGAGGATGATAAGATATGGCAAGAGTTGGGTCTTGTACGCAGATATCAATATAAGAGCTTTGAGGGGCAATTTTGTGGCATAGAGGATAGTATTCTGGCAATTGACAGTAGAGAACAAAAGCCTCTTAAGTTTAATACACAAACTTTGAAGAGTAAGCTAGATTTTGGAGACTATTGTTTTATAAACGAGCCTTATTTTTGCAATGTTTTTATTGAGAGAAAATCTATTCAAGATTTATGGGGAACAATGTCTCAGGGTTACGACAGATTTCAGCGGGAGATTGAGAGAGCTAAAAATCAGGATGGATATTTAGTAGTAGTAGTTGATTATAATTTCTCAAAAGCACAATCTTATAATTATAATAAAAAACACTCATTGGCAACTGCTGAATTTATCTTTCATAGAATAAGAGAGCTTATGCAGGAATATGATAATATACAATTTGTATTTTCTGGTGGCAGAGAAAAGAGTGTGGAGTTATTCGAAAAAATAGGGATATTGGGAGAGAAGGTCAAGACTATTGATTTGCAATACTGCTTGGACATGAAGAAAATTTAATTATGGCTTTTATTGAAGGAAACTTTTCGAATGACAAAGAAGATATTATTGAAAGAATCAAGAATATCAAAGGAGATATTACAGAGGCAGAATCTAGACTGTTAGCTGCTGAAATATTTGAATCTCAGCCTGGGTTTTTATATAACCTGCTAACTGGAGAAGAGTTGTTTCCTTTCCAAATACTAAAATGCAAAATGTTCGCTGAGAGAGACATGTGCTTGGATATATCTGCTCGTGGTGCAGCCAAATCATTTACTGCTGCTGTTTTCTGTCTTTATTATGCAATTACTCACCCTGGAATTAAAATATTAGTATTGGGTCCGTCGTTACGTCAATCTGCAATCATACTGTCTTATATAATGGACATTGCGAAAAAGGAGAATGCCCATTTCCTGAGGCAATTTTTATCTAAAGATGCATACAAAAGAAAACCAGAAAGACATTCTATTCAAATAGGAGAGTCTGAAGTATTTGCGATGTCTCTGGGTGATGGCAAGAAGATTCGTGGTGCTCGTGCTCAGGTAATTATTCTTGATGAAGCTTTCGCTATTCCTAATAATATTATTGACGAAGTTATTGGTCCGATGATGGTTGTTCGTGCTAACGTTTCTGAAATTAAGAAAATACGGGAAAAAGAGAATAAGATGATTGAGGCAGGCAATATGAAGGAGGAGGATCGTCAAAAATTTGATAATAATAAGCTTATAATGCTTTCATCCGCTTGTTATGAGTTCGAACCTCTTTATAAGAGATTTAAAGATTATGTTGGAAAAATAGATAATCCCGAATTTTTAAAAACTAAGGAGCATAAAGAGTCTGAACTATCATACGGGATTGTTAACTTTGGATGGGAAGCTATTCCAGACGAGCTTCTTGCAAGGGGATATATTTTGGGAGAAAAGGCCAGAATGTCTGAAGATGCTTTCAGAAGAGAGTACGAAGCTCAATTTTCTCCAGACTCCGCAGCATACTTCAAAATGTCTAAAATGATTGAATGTACTCTACAACCGGGCGAATACCCTACAATCGAACTTAGAGGTGATGACAGAAATAGATACGCATATATCCTAGGTATTGACCCTAATTACAAAAACTCCGAAGACTCAGACCACTTTGCAATGTGTTTAATGAAGGTGGACAAATCAAACACTAAGATTGGGCATGTAGTGCATAATTATGCGGTTGCAGGACTTAATTTAGACTCAACAATGAGATATCTAATTTATCTAATTACCCATTTTAATATTGAATATATTTGCTTGGATGCTGGTGGCGGAGAGTCTTTCTTAGAGGGATGTAATAATTCATCACTATTCAAGAATCGAAATATAGAATTAAAAAGCTTTGATGCAGTATTCGATAAGGGAGAAAAAGAATTAAGAGAATCTAAAAAACAATATGATCCTAAAAATAACGTAAAAGTTCATATTCAGAACTTCCACTCAAAATGGATTAGAGATGCCAACGAATACTTACAAATGTGTTTTGATCATAAAAAAGTTAGATTCGCATCTATGCCTATGGATTCAGACTTTGATTCACTAAAGAAGTGCGACATACCTATTAAAGATATAGACTTTGCTACTAATATAGATTTAAGCGGACTATCCGCTAACGACAAAAATAAAGAAAAGAAACGTCAGTTTATTGAACACCAAACATTCTTAATTGACCTTACGAAGAGTGAATGTGCAAATATAAATATCACTACTACGTCCCAAGGAACTCAGTCTTTCGACTTGCCATCGGCATTGAGAAAACAAACTGGACCAGAGAAAACTAGAAAAGATAATTACTCAGCTTTATTACTGGCAAATTGGGGTCGCAAATGTTACGAAACTCTACAGGAAGTTACTGTAGATGCCGTGAATCCTTGGGACAATTATAGGCCTGAGATGTTCTAATTCTATTATACGTCTCTACGGTGCTTATCTACAATAGTACGTTCTTGTATGAGTATTTTCAATTTCATGTTCAAGCGTATCATATCGTTGTCTAATGACTGAATTTGTTTTTTTAACTTGCCTAAAGAACTGCCTGCTGAGTCTAAAGCAGGATTTACTTTGGTGGTAACCCATTTCCAGATGTACCAAATGAAAGTTCCAACGCCTATTAAAGCGATGACAGGAAAACCGAATTTAGCGATTACGTCTGCCCAATGATTAAATTCAAATCCACTCATATTATATCTTTATTATTCATATCTAGCGTAAGTTCTTGTTAGTAACTTTCCGACTCGTATATCTAAGTCTCTTAATCTGGAACCCTGAAACAGAAATATATTTTGATGACTTAGCATTATGACCTCGTGCTCTTCAATTATTGTTTGTTGTTCTTCAATTATTTGAGAATATTTCTTTATATCTTTGTCTAGCAGGTAAAAAGCCAGTACAATAAGTAAAAGCAACGTAGGAAAAATTAATTTTTTTATTAATTTAATCATCTCTGCAATCCTCTTTTCCTTCGCTAGCTACAATCCTATCAAGATTAGGTTCTACATTAAAAGCACTGGAAAATAAAGCGTCTATTTTGACAATGTCATTATTCATAACGTCACATTTATTTTCTAGAGACAGTAGGGAGTTTCCTAAGCCAGAGATTCTAGTATTAACTTGTGCTAAAATAAACTTTAAAATAATAAACAAAAACCATCCAATGGCTAATGCCGCAGTAATCGGCAAGCCGACTTTCTCCATAAAAGATAATACGTCACCAATCATTCGCTTTCTTCTTTCTGCCTTTCAAGAATAGCTTTCTGCAATGCAAAAGGAAGTTTCTTTTGTTTTTCTGTGAGACCGCCTTCACTAACTTCATTTACCACTGGCTTCATTTTGATGTATTGCATAGCACAAGCTTTCGTAGTTTCTTTTTCATCTTTGTCTTTTGTGTCTATCAATTCGTCGTCATATTCAGAACAGACGGTCATAAAAGCTTTGTAAAGGTCTTCCTCTTCTTGATTATATTTTTTAGTGTTCATGGTTAATTTTTTCCTGCTGGTGTAAAGTAAAACCCTACTATTGCTCCCAAAGTGGCGATTGAGACCAAAGCGATGTGCCCAGTGGTGATTGACGTTGTAATGTCTGCTCCACTGGGGAACTTAATAAGTCCCCAGATAAGAGAGATGGCTTCTTTGTTTTCTGGAGGTGTAAAGGTAACGAGTTCGACTGTGGGGTAGACGGTGCAGAGGACCGAGATGACGAAAAAGTTGAGCATCCCAATAAGAGCGATAATGCGCCTAGTACCGCGAGTAAACATACTGGTATCTTTATCGACTTCGCCAAAAATTGCTTTTTGGAACTCGACATTTGCGTTAGCCATAGATAAATCTCTGGCCAATTCCCTTTTAGCTTTTGCTTCTCTGCCTTCATTTATTGATTGTACGGTACCAGCAACAATCTTCAGCATACTGCCCATTCCAGTAGCGCCAAGAGTTGATAATAGCATTGTGACTAGTCCAAACATAAGTGTATACTATATATTACACACTTATTTTATAAAGAAGAAACTTCTTTATGAATCTTTCAGGTAATCATGGAAAAGGTTGTAAATCAATTCATCGTCTTCAAATTTTTCTGTTTTTTCGTGCCACTCTGGATTAATCCATCCAACCTTAGCGTAATAGCTTTTTCCAGTTGTATCTACATTCTCATCGTTTAGTTCTAGTTTCCATCCATTATAATGGAGATCTTGAACAAATTCACCGAAATCTGTTTCAACGCAACTAGCAGTAAGTAGCTTTGAGTCGAAACTTTCTGTTTCTACTTCCCAGCTACAAAAACTGCCTTTTTCACAGCTGTGGAAAAGCAATACTGGAACTGAGCCATGTTCGGAGTCGGTCATATAAGCTTCACGACTTATAATACAGTTAGGGGTTACGTCTTGTTCAATTTCCTCCTCTTCTCCGTCCTTGACTTCATAAACGGTAAGATATGAATCACAATACATTCCAAAGCCATGCTCTAAATCGGCATCATCATAAAAGGTATCTAGAACTTCTTCGACCAAATCCGATTGGTCTTTGCCTGTCCATTTATTTACAAAATCTGCATCTTTGGTGCAAATTGCATACTCACCACCATATCCTCTAGCTTCAATTTTAAATTTCTTTTTCATAATTTGTCATCCTCGTGTGTGTAAATTTCTTCGTTGACCTGTAAGCCACTGATGTTTTCATATAATGTTCTTTCGAAAATTAATTCGCCCCAATCATCTTCGCCCATTTCTAAAATCCAATCGGGTGTGCCGTTAATTGTAGCACCTTTTTCATCTATATAATGAAGTATTGATTCGTTTGAATCTTCTTCAATACAGATTGTTAAAGGTTTACCATCAACTTCTAACTTATAATTAGTTGTATTTTTAAAGTAAACTTCTTTGGGTTCTTCTGTCAATTTGATTGTTGCCATAAATTAATCTTCTACTTCTAAAGTTTCTCCTGCTTGGGTTGAAATATAGTCGAAATCGTCATGAAAAAATAAATTTTCAATGGCATCATAAACCTCATCTTTTTCTGGATGTGGTTCAATAAATAGTTCCGCCCCATTATCATCTTCGTGGCGACCGATTTTATATTCTTTGTCTTCTATTTTTGCTTTGAAAACATAGGCGATTTTAGTATATGTAATTCTGGGTGTTTCTGTAATTTCTATTTTCATTATTTACTTATATTAACATATTTTTTTTAATTGTCAAGCTTTTTCACCTCTTTTATATTAAAGTTCTAAAATATCTACAATAGTAGATGCCAATTCTTTAAACCAGTCAACACTATTATTCCTTGTTGTTTCGGCTGATGTTCCAATTCGAATCCCACTAGTTTCGACGAATGATCTAGGGTCATTTGGAATTCCGTTTTTATTTACAGTGATTCCATTCTCCTCAAGTAAATCTGCGGCCTCTCTTCCACTATATTTGCTATCTTTTAAATTAATTAGAATAATATGAGAATCTGTCCCTCCAGTTTGAATTGAGACGCCTTTCTCAATAAATACTTCACACATAGCTTGTGCATTAACAATCACTTCATCAGCATAAGCCTTAAAGTCTGGTTTCTGTGCTTCAATAAATGCTTGTGCTTTTGCGGCAATAATATGCATTAATGGACCGCCTTGAGTGCCCGGAAATATAGCACTATTAATTTTACGAGTATATTTTTCATTATTCCAAAGAATAATGCCACCTCTTGGACCTCTAAGAGTTTTATGAGTTGTTGAAGTTACAAAGTCTGCATATTGAATGGGAGATGGATACGCTTTTCCTGCAATGAGACCTGAATAATGAGCCATATCTACTAAGAGGTAAGCGCCCACCTTATCGGCAATCTCTCGGAACCTTCTAAAATCAATCTTTCGTGGATATGCACTAGCACCAGCTACAATCATCTTAGGCGAGATGTCTAGTGCTTGTTTTTCAATCGCGTCATAATCAAGCCACCCATCTTCATCTACACCATAATGATGTGAATCATAAATTTTACCTGAAATATTAACAGATGCTCCGTGAGACAAATGACCTCCACTTGCCAAATCCATTCCAAGGATTCGATCTCCAATTTTAAGAAATGCCAAATAGATAGCCGTGTTTGCATTCGCCCCGCAGTGAGGCTGAACGTTTGCAAAATTACATTGATAAAGACTCTTTAGTTCTTCAATCGCTAAAGATTCGATTTCATCGGCATGATCACAACCATTATAATATCTTTTGTTAGGATATCCTTCGGCATATTTATTGGTAAAACAGCTTCCTGCTAACGCCATTACCGCTTCGCTGGCAAAGTTTTCACTGGCAATAAGCTCAATAGTATTTGATTGTCTTTCTTTTTCTCTATCAAGAATTGATTGTATTTGTTTGTCCATAGTATTTCTTTCGATTTGATTATATATTTTTAATAGAGATTGTCAATCAATCACTGCTCGGCCTTTGTCCGATTTCCAATCTTGTTCAGGTCTATCAATGGTTTCATTTCTTGAAATAACAGCATCGAGTATTGGTGTATTAACACCGTTTGTTTTACCGTAAGCTGCGAGGGCATGGGTGTCCTTTGGAAAACACGTTCCACCGAACCCTCGCTTCCCATCAGGTCCTGGTACCAGTGTGTGACCATCGCCAATCCTTTCATCTTGAGTAGCGATGGATCGAATAGTCTCATAGTTCAGGCCTACCTCTGTGCATATAGATTCTAATTCGTTAAAGAAACTAACCTTCACACTAAGGAAAACGTTCTTTAAATATTTAATCATCTCTGCTTCGCCTGGAGTTGTGCGGATCACTTTTTTATTTATCACTGAACCATTTCCATATCCATGAGCAATAGTAAACATTTTCTTTACCTTTTTATATAACTCATCATCGTTTGTACCAAGAATCCATTGTGAGCAATTCCTAAAATCTGCTTCCCAATTCTTTTCTGTTAGAAACTCTGGCATAAAATTAACGCAAAGATTATCTGCAGTGCCTGCTGGCACAGTTGATCGAAGAACTATATGTTTATCCTTATCGATCTTTTGTATTTCTTCACACACCGAACGAACTATGTTGAGATTTGCACTTCCATCACTATTCATAGGTGTAGGCACAGCCACAAAGATGATTTCTGATTCCTTAACAAATGTAAAAATATCAAGCGTCTTAGGTTCTCTCTTGTCTTTATCTATGTCCCATACCAATACATCTATAGATGGGCGTAGTAATGTCATTGCATGACCGACGAAGCCGTTTCCAACAACGCCTATTTTCATTTTATTGTCTTCCTCGTAATTTAGCATAGTTATATGATATGTAGTCTTTTAAATTGTGTTTAGCAAGCCAGCCTAACGCTTTGGTTTTATCGGTAACAACTTCACCCGTCATTCTGTTGCCATTTCTTTCAGGTAACATTTCGATGTCAGTGCCAAACATTTCTGCGACTTCTAAAATGCTATAAGGTTTATCACACCCAATGCCATAGCCATCACCTTGACCGTGTTCTCCAATAATTATGAGAGCGTCTACTATATCATCGATGTATGTGAAATTTCTTTGTTGGGTTCCAGGTGATACTACTTTTAGTTTTTCGCCTTTGCGGATTTTTTCTAAAAACAGCGCGATTAACGTAGCGTATTTACCTTCTTTAATTTCCCTACCTCCATAAACATTATAGAAATACGTTATTGCGTAGTTGATATCATACCACTTACCATAGTTCATAACAAGCTGTGTGTTTTG